GTTTCCTTCGTTGGTGGGTTCCATACCTCGTCCTCTTTGCGTCGTAGGTAGAGGAGTCGCCCATTCTCTACTGCTCTGTCATAACCAAGGTGTTCAACACAGATTGAAAACATTTGATCTTCGTCCCCCTCTGCTAAGGTTAAAAGTTTATTTGCTTTCACAGGACCGATGCCTTTGACACCGACAATGTTATCTATGCGATCACCAGTTAAGAATTGCATGTAGAAATTAAGCAACCCCTCTTCAGCGGTGATGTAATACTTATCGTCCTTGACGAAGTTGTAATGCCACCCTTGTACCTGATCGAAGTCCTTGTCAAGAGATACGATGATAGCATCATCACCTAAATCCGTTGCCCTGATAGCGATAGCGTCATCTGCTTCCTGACCCTCTGCTACGCTTGCTTCCCAGTTATCGACAAGGAAATCACGTAATGCTTGAAGGTGTACAGGTTTCTTTAGTTTGGCACGGTTGCCTTTGTAAGGTACAGTGACAGCATAATCATTACGGAAGTTACCTTTACCAGTTAGGAAAAGCTCCCAGTTGATTACGCCCATTGTACCGATAAGGTCGGTTACAAACTTATCCATCGTTGAAGTGGCAACGTTTACGTCTTCATTGTCGCAAGCGAAGCCAATACGATAGCAAATCATGTCGCCATCAATTAAAGCTACACTATCAAGCATGATGTCTTATCCTATGGCAATTAGAACAGAGTAAAACACATTTGTCTAACTCTGTCTTTATCTTATCGAAAGATAAGTGCGTCTTTTTGGCGATTGTAAAGTCCTTTTGAGAAGGGTCTTCATGATGAAAGTCAAACACACAAGAGGGATATACTTGACCGCAGTCATTACAAGCCCCTCCTTTGTATGCTACGCATTCATCTTTAAACATTTTCCTTCTCTCTTGTTCCTTTAGTCGCCTAGCTTTGTAGCTTTCTGGATTGCTTTTAATTTTGTTGTAGGATTTGCGAGCAGATGCAGCACAACATGTTCTACAACGAGTACCTTTAGCAGTCCAGTTACTGATTGGCTGCTCAGTCGAACAGCCGCTGCAGTATTTAGTTGCTATCAGAGCAACAGAGTTCATTATAGTACGTCTTCTACTTCTTCTTCGAGTGCTTCGTTAGCATCGTAAGCAACTAGGTCGGTGATGACTAGCTTCTTAAGAGATACTGAAACACCTTTCTTACCTGCAGGATTCTTCCATGAGTAAGTATCGAAGAGGATTGTAGCCTTAGTACCGTTACCGATCATGACACCTTTGATCTCGTTACCGTTAGTATCGTAGGCTTTGATCTCGTAGTTCGCAGACTTGGCAGTGATGAAGTTATCAGCATCATTACCTTTGTTACGAACATTAACACCAAGGTCTTCTAGCTTCTCTACCTGTGCGTCAGATAGGTTGCCGATGTCTACTTGGTATTTGCCGGACATAGAGTTACGCTCTGAAAGGTTAGCCCAGTAAAGTGTAACGTCAGTGAATTTAGTTAGGGACATTTTTGTTTCTCCTTGTTTAGGTACAACCTCTATAGTAGAGATGTAGTTATTGCCTGTCAAGCATTATTTAATGTGTTTCGTACCAGTTGTTACCGATCTTTGATTCTGAGTCCACAGGAACACGGAACCCTAATGACTCTCCTGCTAGTTGGGCAGAAGCTATCATAATTACTGATGCCTCTTTAGCCTGATCCTCTCGGACCTCTAGCTGAATCTCATCGTGTACAAAGGCTACTTGTTTGTAGTCTATGTTGTACTTCTTCAGCAGTCTGTGTGCTTCTACGCACCACTGCTTTGCTATGATTGCACCTGCTGACTGAAGCAAACTATTCAATGCAGCATGTTCACTGCGTATAATAATCTGTCGTCCGTCAAGTGCAGGGACATAGCCTTTACCTGCCATACGTTGCACCTTACGCAACAGCTTCTCCAATGCGGGCATGTTTCCCATGAACTTGTCTATAAGAATCTTCCCTTGGTTAGCTGATCCACCAACAATGCCTCCGATTTTAGCTGGTCCAGCTCCATAGAGGAGTGCGTAGATAAACGTCTTAGCTTGGTCTCTAGTCTCCAGACCAGCAGCTTGCTGGTTAGCCGTATGTATATCACCTTCAAGTAGTTCATGTGTATATGCCTCGTCTTGCATGTAATGAGCTAGGCAACGTAGTTCAATGCCTGATAGGTCAGTACCAACTAGCTTATAGCCTTCAGGTACAGTCCAACACTGGCGTGACTCCTTACCATACTCAGATTTAACGGATGTAATCTGTCCCATGTTAGGTGACTGATGTGTCATACGTCCTGTCACAGCACCGTTGCTAATGACACGTCCATGTACACGTCCGTCATCCTTCAGGTGATCCATCCAACTATCTAACATACCAACACGTTTCTGTAGCATCAGGTACTCAGCAATGAGTTGTGCTTCAGGACGGTTGATGCCCTTCAGGACTGTCTCATCAACGATGATGTTGCCCTTCTCTGTCTTCTTATTGAACTCAACACCAAGGCTCTGTAGTCGTGAAGCGATTTGTTTACGACTCCCTACGTTGAACTCTTCCACCTTATCCTTCAGACGCTTACCCGTCTTCTCTGACCATCGTTCATGAACCAAAGGAGGGAACACCTCTTGTAGTTCAATGGTGATGGCAAGCATACGTTGACGCATATCAGCAAGTAATCCCATGCACAGACGCTCATCAAGCATGAAGCCGTTACGCTCCTGCTGAGCCATGTACATAGCAACCTTATGCTCAAGTTCATAAGACTGTTTCCAGTTCTTCCATGTCTTGAGTTCTGTCATTAGGTTCTTGTGTAACATCTCTAGCACGTCAACGTCACGCTTACAGTATTCAATCATCTCGTCAGTCAAGCCACCATCGAAGTCTTCAGTGTCGAAGTCCATCTTATCAAAGCCTAAGCGTTTGCCCCATGCCTTGAGTGAATGACCTCCTTCAATTTGAGGGTTCAGTAGTCTTGAGATGACTAGTGTATCAACTGCTTTGCTTACTGGAATTGTTATATTCCATACGTTACGTAGGACAGGAGCATCGAAGCCTATTAGATTGTGGGCACATACTTCCTCACCCTTGATGTATTCCTGCAACCCTTCAGGACCAGTCCACATTGTTGTGTGCCCATCCTTCTTAGTTACTACACACCAAATAACATCATGTGCTAGGTTTGTCTCGGTGTCCAAATAAATCATACGCTCTCCACTAATAATGCTGTCTCTTCTACTAGGAGTTTCGGTACAAGGTATGCAAGTTTTGCACAACTATCTCCACGTCCTGTAAATCGAGAGGGCTTTAGATTAGCATCGTCAATCATGTTCTTCAACCTATCAGGTGAAGTAATAATCACGTTGTCTCCTGTGTGGAATATCCAACGGTATGCTCTAGTTGTTAGTAGTGCTGAAGGTTTCCAGTTAAACACAATCTCAATGACGATGTTACCTGTTTCCTGTGACATAGGATCATACTTAACTTCTACACCTTCATCGATAGAAGGAATAAATATATCCCACTCCTTGCAATAGCCATCAACTATATATGCGTCAGGGTATTTAGGTAGGATATACTGCTCTAGTATCAGTTGCTCCACCTGCTTACCTCTGTCTAAGTCTTGTTGGAATGTCATAACTCATCCTCATCATTGCGTTCGTACATGCGTCCAGTGTGATGATTGTATAACAACCTACCTGCAGGACCAGTCACACCACTGAAGCGATTCTTCAGTACACGAACGTGTGTTGTGTTACGTTCTTCTGGATCATCAGCTTGACCATTACGTTCAAGACCAAGAACCATGTCAGATAGCTGAGCAATAGAACCAGAGCCACGTAGCTGAGCAAGACTAGTTGCTGCACCTTCTTCATGTCCTTTGCCGTCAGGTCGCTTCAAGTGTGATACAACAATCAATGCTACGCCAGTCTCCTGAACAAGCATACGAAGTCGTGTCATGATTTCATCGATTGCTTTTCGCTCATCTCCAGACGCTTGAGCACTAACCACAATAGAGATGTGGTCGAGAAAGATGTAACCACAGCCAAGACCTTTAGCGAGGTATCTAACCCTATTGATGATGTTATCCACAGAAGTAGAGCCAAAGTGGTCGAAGAGGTACAGGCGACCAGTGCCAAGAGTGCGATTAAATGCATCAATCTTTTCCTCATCTGTTGCGTCACTGTCTGGTAGGTGCAGTGGTTTGTTAGCTGCCATAGACATGATTGATAGTGATGTCTTACGGACACCTTCTTCTAGGAAGAGCAATCCAATGTTATCTTCTGTCTTGTGCATGATGTGCCACACCACTTCACGCAGCACCTGACTCTTACCAAGACCACTACCTGCTGTAACTGTAACCAACTCACCTTTGCGTATGCCGTATGTAAGTTTGTTTAGCTCAGACCAAGGGTATTCACAGTCGCTTGGTGGGATGGGAGCCATGACTTCATCGAGTAGTGTACTGCCTTGAATGATACCGTCCGGTACATACTGTTCAGCACTCCACCAACAGTCTTGGAACTCTTTACCTAAGTGCTGTCGCTGATAATCACAAGCATCTTTCTTGCCACTGGCGTGCTTCATGATCCGTGCCTTAGCACCGAACAGTTCACTCACTTGGTTAGCAGCTTTCTGTCCTGCTTCATCAGAGTCAAAGCATATTACAATGTTCTCGAATGATGTTAGCCATTCATACTGAGCCTTACAATCTTTCAGTGCACCGTTAGCACCTGACTTGATTGATACCACAGCCCACTTACTGCCGAGCATCTGATAAGCCGCCAGTGCATCTAGCTCACCTTCTACAATGGTTACGAACTTTCCACCACCGTTGAACAACGACTGTCCGTATAGCCCTGCCGCTTTCCAGTCCCCTTGAACCGTGAAATCCTTATGCGGAAACCGTGTCTTGGTAGCGCAAATAACTCCCTCGGTGTTGGTGTATCCGAAGATGATGTCGTCATCGTCAACAAAACAGCGGTATTTCTCACATGTTTCACGGCTTATATTCCTGTCGGTTAATGTACGGTATTGCTTGTGCGTCAGCATGTCGATGACGTTTTTGTTTAGCGGAGTGCTCACTTGCATTCTCTCCTTTGGTTGATAGTTATCCCCAACTTTCTTGTGTGTCTCACAAACAAAGCAATGTGAATAACCATCATCGTTAATCGATAGACCATCGCTACTGCCACAGTCGTCACACGGTAGATGTCTCTCTGCCCATCCTTCAGCCACAAATCACCTCTGATAATACAACGTATAGGACAAGGTTAATTACTACATACTCAATCATAACTTGCTCCCAATCACATCACTAACTTTCTTCCACTGCGTTCCGTTAAAGTAGCAACGCAGACGCTGTAACCATGATGGCTTACCTCGCTTTATTAAGATGTAAGTATCTATAGGTTGTATCTGAATCTCACCAACGGGGAGTTCTTCCTTCGCAACTACAGTGCCTTGTGTAGGCTGAAGTGTAAGCTGCTCAGGTTCCTGCGCTTCTTCATCAGTAGTAGCTGCGGTGTAGCCAAGACGGTACAACATAGCTATAACTGCTTTCTCTGTACGCCCTAGCATCTTAGCCATGAACTCTTTATCGAGTCCTTTCTTGTGCATGTACACTAAGTTTTCTAGTTCTTGATCAGACCAACGTGCTCTTGTAATAGACATAATATTATTCTCCGAATGTTCTTGATTGACAGTCATAACAACAACCAGTAAGCAAGACCTCTCGCTCTTTAGGTTGTAGGTTAGGAAATAGATTCTGTACCAATGCATCACGATTGATAAGCCATTCTTCCAGTTCATCGTAACTGATGTTCATAGAATACTCTGGCGATTGATGACACAGAGGGCAGTATTTATTGAAGGTCATGCTGAAGCTACTCATTACGGTTAACCTCGAACAAGACACGATCTGCAGGGGTCATCTTTAGCAAGACGTGTTCATACTTCTCAGCAATTAATTGTAACTGAGTAAGAACGTGTTGTTCTTTGGGGTTGTTCATGAGTGGTGTAACATGACGTAGAAAAGACAAGACACCAAAGTTATCCACAAGCCTTGCAGCATCACACATAACATAATGTCTATGTGCTTCTTCGTATGCTACTTCAGAGGCTTCGTTGTCCTGTTGTTCTAAAGAGAAATCTATAGAGTCCATACATCGTATCCTTTTTTAAGAATGTTAACTATGTATGCTTCGTGCTGTCCTGTATCTCTATAGTGAGAATGAGGGTAGCATAGAAGGCATTAAACATCAAATATATTTTCGTACTTCCATGTGTCATCGACAGTGTCGAAGTACTGTAGGTCATTAGCACTGGCTAAGTCCATTCGATCCAGTGTCGTGATACCTGCGCCAGAGATACAAGCATTGCACATGTCCAGATGTAACATTGTATTAGCATCTTTTCGTGTTGCTTCGAAGTCTGACAGTTCAGCATTACAAGTTATACAGTGCATTAGTTCCAAGCCTCCACTTGTTCAAATATCTTACCTGCTTCCTGTTCAGAGATGTCCTCTCCATGCAGTGAAGCAACCCAACCAACACCACATAAATGATGTTGTGGAACAGAGTCTATCACCTTCTTGTGCTCAGTCTCAAGCACTTCAACCAAGTCTTCGTGGTAGTAGCGAGACGGGGTAAAGATTTGTTCACCCTTGAAGTACTCATCCACTAGTGTTCTGCCGAATGCAGCAATAAACACTGACCACTTATGAGGGCGTGAAGCTGATGCAATCATGAGATCGTTAGGTTTGATGATGTATTCACCTTTCCTATCGTAGAAGACGCACCCCTTCAAGCTGTCAGTGTAGACAATGTATACATTCTTCATGACGTGATCCGCTACGCGGGTTAGCTGTTTAACTTTGTTATATTTCTTTCTCACCTTAGCCATCACGCTTCCTCCTGTGCCGCTTGTATCATGGCTTCCCATAAATCAGAACAAGTTTCTTCCTGTTCACCTTCAAAGTATTCACATTCTTCACCTGCTTCGACCATAGCCTCCGTAGGCTCTACAGGTACAATGACATACCCTTCAGGTAAGTACCCAGCTGCAATACTAATCCAATCTGCTTCATCATCAGTCATCACTCTTCTCCTCTACAGTTACAAGCACATACCCTTTAGGTGGCTCATACTCTGCGGTAGGGACATCCTTCATACCAGCAACGTAACCAGCTTCCCATGCCGCTTTAGCCAAGGCTTTTGCTGATTGGGCTGGTTCGTACCCAGTCCACTCCACAAGTAGGTCATACCATTCTTCAAAGGTCATTACTCACTCTCCTATTCTTTACTCATCTTTGAACCTTTCTTTATAGACCCTTTTAAGTTTAGATAGGTCAGGATAATTGATATAATGTTCTAACTGTCTAACATAGTAATACACTGCATCAGGTACTTCATAATGGTTCAGCTCCTTCGTCTTTGGGTCATAGCATGATATGAAGCTACTCATCACTCTTCCTCCTCCACTACAGGTACATCCCGCCATTCTTCAGACACAATCCTACCTCCGTAATAGCTAGCCTCGTTGTGCTTCCACTTCTGCTGAAGTATAGTCTCAGCATCTTCATACCTGCCACGCTCAACAAACCGTAGTTCATTAGTTGGTATCCAGTTACTCATCACTACCACCTCTTACTTAGCCATTCAAGGGACATACCGTCACCAGTCATGCTGTCAGGTATCTTAGAGTAGGGGTTCTTTAGCCTGTCCTTGTCCCTGTTTATCTTCTTTGCTTTGATTCTGCGAGTCCGTGCCATCATATCAACACCTAGACTCTTGCCTCGCTGATTAACTGTAGCTTTAGACATACCTAGTTCTACGCTTATGCCATGGACAGGCATATCCGTCTCCTCTAGCAAGTGCTTTAGCTTCTCTAGCATCTCCGGTGTAACTTGTAACTTAGCCATTAAACCTCCCCGTCAGTGTCATTATAATCAATCTCGTCTGGATCATAATCATCTTGTTCTTCGTATTCCTCTTCGTCATCTGGTGCACCTAACAACACATTGTCATACCATGCACCGCCTATGTAGTTATTCATACCAGAAACCTCCACTTAACTTGATTGCTTCTACTTTTATTCCTGTTATCTCATGCTCAGTGTAGTGCTTTCTCAGAGCCTCCTCAAGCGTTTCCAGTTCGACCCTGTAGTCATCCACTAGATCAAGCATTTCTCCACTCAGAGCGCTGTCTATGTGCCTTAGAATGTCAGCCATAACCTTTGCACTGTTCATCTTGTACTCGCTAATCATACGTCACCCCCATCATCATGTAGTTTGGTGAATATAAACATTAGGATTGGTGTCACTACTAACCAGAACACAAACCCCTCGCTGTTAAATATAGTGAAGTCCATTACTTGCTATCCTTGTCATAAGCGTCTAGCAGTTCGATTAAAACATCTTTCTGTTTTGGTGTATAGAAGAACTCTTCAGCCACCAACGCCAGTAGATAGTCTCTGTTCTCTCGCTCCACCATGAAATAATTATCATTCACGACACGGTGCGCTAGTTCAGTATTGCCTAAGCCTTCAACATTAATCATTGTCTAAGCCTCCTTTAGAATTCTTGCAGAATAACGCCACTGTTACCGAACTCAATAACAACAGTTCGATGACGAATTTCCTCTTCATCCATCTCGTAGCTACAACAAACATCATCCCAAGATGTAAACTCTGAGAAGCTACAACGCATTTCTGCACGATCCCATTCCAAGTCCTCACCGATGTCCTCGCTCAGATCCTCCCAGTATTCAACCAACGCTCTCGCTCCCTGTGGAGACCAGTGGGCGTATTCATCGCAGATTAGGTCGTGCATCATTTCTTCAGTTGTTAGTGTTTTAATAATCATGGCTTATGCCTCCTTAGAAAAGTTGTTAACAAAGTGCAGTGCATCCTGTAACGAATCAGGATCGAACGTGGTTAGCATTGACCAACCGATAGGATCTTTGCGATGTACAAACCAACGGGGATCAATACCCTGTTCAGGTAGGTTGAAGTCTAAGCTAATGTCGAACAGCTCAGAGTCAGTTGTGATCGTGTAGTGGTCTTTTGAAATCATTTTAAGGTTCATAAGGTGTTACTCCATTGTTTGTTTCGATGGAGCCAGATTACCATGCATGACCAGAACATCAACCCCTAATTAACTTTCTGCTATACCGTTTTGGAATATACCATGACACTAATAGTTATATGCTATGTTGCACTGCAGTAACCTGGTACTAATAAACTGTATCTTTATCCAGTGAATTGAAATAACCAGGAGGGCTTTTACTGTATAGATGGACAGTACAGTAGCGTCTAGGGAAATTCTCCAGAAACATAAGGGGGTGTCTAGGGAGTGCTTTACTACCTGTATAGATAGACAGTAAGGGGTGACTGATTAGTGTCTTTGTTGTTGGTGGCTTAGGTGTCTGAATAGGTTGCTTCACTAACACTCACATCGTAGCCTGTGGATAACTTTATAGCCTGTGGATAACTATTTAGCTAGGGGGTTACTAGGGAGGGCGGGGGTGGGGGTTTACTGCTGTAATTCTATTATGTTCCCTCTCAGATACAAAAAAGAGTGAATTAGCAACTAAAAAAAGTAGTGAATTAGTAACTAAATAGGAATGGTTCTCAATAGCAACAAAGAACAGCTAAGTGCTTGAAAAGTAAAGCGTCTGCGGAGACTAAGTAACTACTGAAACCCGCTAGAGAAGAACAAGGGAAAGGTACAAGGGAATTAATTCTACAGTTTCCTTAGAAAGTACTTGACAAATACTAAAAAGTATGCTAGTATCTGTTACTATATAGACAACATGACAGCAGACAACGAATTTATAGTACTTGTTACAACGAATATTCATCGTATTTATTCTCCGTATCCCTTGTGGTCATGTCACACTATCAATATCAAAACTCTATAGTAGGTACTGTCATGACAGAGAATACCAATAAGGAAAATACAGAAGGGGATGCGTTGTCCCCTAAGAAGCGTGTTGGTCGTCCTCCTAAACAAGACGTAGCGGCTAAGAAGAAAGGTAGTCGAGGAGTAAGAGGACGTCCTAAAGGTGATGCTGCAATCATCAATGAATACAAAGCACGAATGCTTAACAGTCCTAAGAGTAGGAAGGTGCTGGATAAGATATTTGATGCTGCGTTAGACGATGAACATAAACATCAAGCTGCAGCATGGAAACTAGTTATGGACCGTGTCTTGCCTACAGCAGCCTTTGAGAAGGATGTAGTTAAAGGGAACGGTAAGAATGCAATACAAATTAACATTACCGGAGTTAGTGGCGATACTACTATCATTGGTGGTGATGACGATGTCATTGACGGCGAGTACACAGAGAATGAATGAAGTAGAAGTATACGAACTGCTAAAAGATAAAGGCTACACAGAAGCTCAGGTTGCTGGTATCATGGGTAACATTGCTGTAGAGACGGGGGGTACTTTCGACTACCGTACAGAGCAGCGTGGTGGTAACGGCTACGGGCTGTTCCAGTTTGACTTCATGAAACCTTACTACTTCGATTATTTAAAAGAAAAAGAAATTGAAGATAGTCCTGCTGCACAAGTAGAGTTTATGCACGACACCATCTACGGTGATAAGCAAGACATTATTGGTGCTAAGAATGCTCGTATTATCCGTGAGCGCTTAAACACAGAATACCCTGAAGATGTTGCTTCTGTATTTATGGAGGAGTGGGAGAAGCCTTCTGTCCCTCATGAAGGTAGACGTCAAGGCGAAGCAGTTAAATACTTCAACTTCCCCCCTGTAAAAGAAGAGGTTGTTGACCTAGAAGCTACAGGCTTTGAACGTAGTATTAAATGACAGCATTAAACGTAAAGCTGCTGAACTGGCAGCAAGAGGTATTCAGTGATCCTACTCGATTCAAAATCGTGGCTGCTGGTCGTCGAACAGGTAAGTCTCGACTTGCAGCATGGAAACTTATCCTTAATGCACTACAAGTTGAACGTGGTCATGTCTTTTATGTAGCTCCTACGCAAGGACAAGCTAGGGACATCATGTGGCAAACACTGATGGAACTTGGTCATGAAGTGATAAAGACAGCTCACATTAACAACCTACAGATTACGTTGATTAATGGGGCTACGATTTCATTGAAGGGTGCAGACCGTCCAGAAACCATGCGTGGTGTTAGCCTCAAGTACCTCGTCATGGATGAATACGCTGACATGAAGCCTAGTGTCTGGGAACAAATTCTCCGTCCTGCACTAGCTGACCAGAAGGGCGGTGCACTCTTTATTGGAACACCTATGGGTCGTAACCACTTCTACGACTTGTACATGTATGGTGAGATGGGTGATGACCCTACGTACAAGAGTTGGCACTTTACGTCATACGATAATGAGTTGCTAGACCCTGAAGAGATTGACATGGCTAAGAAGTCAATGTCATCGTTTGCGTTTAAGCAGGAGTTCATGGCTTCGTTCGCTGCACAAGGTAGTGACATCTTTAAAGAAGAGTGGGTGCAGTTTGATGACGAAGAACCAGAAGACGGAGACTACTACATCGCAATCGACCTTGCTGGATTTATTGACAATTCGTCAACC